CGTCGTCATCATCGACCGATGCAGATGCCGATTTGATCGCTTCGAGCAGCATGGAATTTTGCTTCACCATCGTGAGGAGAACTTCGGTTTGTTTCCGGCGGGCTTCGGTTTTCGCCGTGCCAGTCAAATTCTCGTCAATCGCGTACATAGGCAGCGCGCGCAGCGGTTTGATCACTTCGAGCAAAATCTTCTTCGAGATGCCACCACTCAAAGCGGCTTTCCGCGCTTCGCTCACCGTTGCACGGAGCAAAGAAGCATTCAACGCTTTCAGGATCAACGCGTCATTGTTTCCGAGACGGCTCATTGCATCCGCCGTATTGTCGGCAGGCGTAAAGGAAACTTCGACTTCCTTCGAAACCATCTCCAGGTTCTCATTGAAGAACTTGTACGACTTCTTGACGGTAACCGCTGAGGTAGCGGGAACATTCGGAGTAGGGACCATGGTAGACCTTCTTTCTTTCGCCCGTGGGGCGTTAGCTCTTACTTACATCTTCAGTATACCTCGACTTAGACTAATAGTCAATACCCAAGTTAAAAAATTCTTTCCCCCTCCCTTCGGGAGAGCGCATCGCCACGCTCGGCGCATCCTTTATATATGTGCCGTTTTTCGCGCCCACCTGCCCCTAGCGCAGCCGATAGAGTAGGAGAGGGGGTTGACTACCTGGCACCTGAGGGGGTGGGTACGGGGGTGGGTAAGGGGGTGGACTTTCGCGCCTAAACCGTTTAGTTTAAACAGGTTAGGTGCTCTCTCCCCTCGAACTCTCCCCATAGGTAAGAGGCCCTCGCGCCATGGGTTGGGGAGGTTGTTGATTCTAAAGGATTTATATATATATTAGTAAATACTAACAAGAACTACCCACCCCCTCATTTCGACCTCTAAACCCTTTAGAATCAGTAACCTAAGAACATGCCCGCGCGAGGGTACCTCACCCATAGAGGGGGTTTCACGCCCCACCCCACCTAACCCCTTGATTCTAAAGGGTTTAATCTTTTTTAGTTTTCTCCCTCCAACCCCCTTGACAACCCCCCTCCTGCCCCGTATACTATCCCTATGAGTGAGCATCACGCCAGCATCCCCGAAGGGACTGCCGATGAGTTGCAAGAAAAAATTGCAATTCAGAATAAACAGCTAGAAGATTTACGCGCAGCCTACAAAGAAGAACGCGCCGCGCATGGAAAAACTTTACAGACGTTGGCATCCCTTCGAGATAACTCGAATCATTTCCGGCTACTCATGTTTACTCTTCGAGAGCGCCCCAAAGACTGCGATGGTGCTTACTTTTTCCATCTCAAGAATCACTGGAATAACCTTCCTGTCGAAGTGGTGATGGATTTTTTGGAGCTTTACGAAAAACATTTCGTACTAGCGTCCGAGATCGTTCGTGAGCGTAAAGGCCGCGATGCGATTAAGATCTATAACAAAGCCAAGCTCGAAGCGGGCCTTGAAGAAGCGAAGCGGCTGAGAGAGTTACCTGCAAAAAAGGCCGAAGAAAAACGAGTAAAGGTAGCGCTCCAAGAATCCGACAAACGGAAGCGCAAAGCACTCGAAGGTTTAATGAAAGCGTTAAACTGCGATGAGGCAACGGCGAAAGCTCATCTCGAAGCGATGGTTGGAAAAGTAAATCTTTAGGAGATTTCCCGATGTCTCGTGACGAAGTAATTGAGTGGATGTGGCGATTCATCCTAGTTTTAATCGTCGCCGGGTTTATTAAACTCGGGTTTAAACTAAACTTGTTTTAAGAAAAGGTGACCCCATGGACAGTACTAAGTTGATGGAAAAGTTGGAACGCGCAAGCCGCGCGGTGGATGAGCCAGGGTATCAAAGCGTTTTTGCAGTTGGCAAGAGCCAACCCATTGAATACGGACAGCAGATTATTGTAGACGTTGTGCCTCTTTCTGCACTTTTTGTTGGTACAGTACATCTGCTAATGCGCGATACCAAAACAACCTACTTGGTTGGCGCACCGGGGTTGATGTCTTTCGCGCTGGCTCTTTACATTTCAGCTTTCGAAGTAGGGAGGTCTTTTGAACAAATCGACTCCCTCGAACGACTCGCAGAAATGGAGGATGATCGTGGCTGATCTCGCGGTGGTTGGCGCAATTTTCGTTTGCTTTTTCGCGTTTCTGATTTTCTCGCGGAAAGATTCGCGTTAGTTTTTGTGGTGTGAGGCGAAGGGGGGCCGCCGTTTCGCCGTCGGATTCACTTGAAAGTTAAACTAATAAGGGTATGGGGCGGATTTTAGGCAGACCGCTGCTTTGATAAACGACACGGCAATGCACAAAAGCAACCGACACGGAATTAAAGCACTGCCAAATGAGGCCCCAGAAAAACTAAATTTATTTGATGAGTTGGGAGGGCGGAGAAAGAAAATCTCTTCCCTCCCTTAAAGTGTTTAGTAAGGAAGTTACACCGATGAGATTAATTTCAAATTGCCCCACATGTGGAAAGCCCGCCGAGATACGCGGAAAAACTAACATTGGGAAATTAACTTGCTTAGTTTATTTTTGTGGGCATGTCGAGATGGTCGATCCGACGCAAGTTGCGCTCACGAAAGAAGACCTCGTCGCAAAACTAAGCAATGATTTAAAAGAGGAGATGGCAAAAAATGAACCCCTCGAACGTGTTCGTCCAGTTTCTCACGCGATGCCTTACGGGCTTTCTGAAAAGACGCTCAATGAGAAATCGACAGCTCTCACATCTGGAAGCGCGGCTGCACTTTTGGAAGAGGTACAACCAAGTGGGCGAAACCCTCTCAACCTTGATATTGACGAGTTTGCTCATTTGGGTCCTAAGTATTCTCCTGAGGACGATTTTAAATCCATCTGCCTAACGAAAGAAGCGTATGAGTTCCAAAAGCGCGGCGTGATTTTTGCAGAGCGCGCGAATCTTTCATGCCTCATCGCTGATCCGATGGGTCTCGGGAAAACTATCCAGGCGCTTTTAATTCTCCGTCGAAATTGGGAGAAAATGACGCCGTGTTTAATTTTAGTCAAGTCGAGTTTAGTTTTGCAATGGACGCGCGAGCTAAAAATTTGGGCGTCGAATCATATTTTCAGTGCGATGCCTGTTCTGAACAAAGCCCATTTAATGCCAGGGTTTAATGTTTACGTCATGTCGATGGATACCCTGCGCTCTAAAGGGGTAGAGGACAAACTGGCCGCGCTGGGAATTAAGTCGCTGATCGTCGATGAATCCCACAGTTTTAAAGATCCCTCCTCAGCCCGCACAACCTCGCTGATTAAACTAATCCAGCGCCTCAACATCCAATACCGGATTTTCCTTTCCGGCACTCCAATTAAAAATCGAGCAGACGAGTATTTCACGGTACTTAATTTGCTCGCCCCGCAGCATTTTAGATCTAAAGCGCAATTCCAATCTAACTGGCTCATCCCTAACGAGAAAGGGGTTTATACGCGGCTCGCCCCATGGAGGCTAGAGCAGTTTAAAAAACTAATCTCGCACTGGGTAATCCGCCGAGAGAAAGAAGAAGTACTAACGAATCTGCCGCCGCTGTCGCGTGAAAAGGTTTGGGTTACGATTGATGACCCTAAATTTAAAGCGATGTATAATAAAACGCTTGACCTTTTCTCGAATTGGCTTAACGATCCGAACGAATCTAAAAATTCAACTAACATGCTCGGATGGCTTGCGCGGATTCGTGCGCTCACTGGTGAAACGAAAGCACAGGCTGCATGCGAGTGGGCCGCTGAGTTTTTAGATTCCACAGATGAATCCCTCGCGATTGGTATCCATCATAAGAGTGTGCGAGATACGCTTTATTACGTGATGGATGCGACAGGCTACTCACCGTTAAAATTCTCAGGCGAAGATTCAAGCTATCAAAAAGACTACGTTATTAGAGCTTTCGAGCGCGGCGACAATCGTCTTTTAATTATTAACCAAGTTGCGGGCGGAGTAGGATTAAACTTGCAGTCGTGCGCCAACGCTTTAGTTTTAGAGCGTATGTGGAACTCCGCCGATGAAGAACAATTTGAAGGCCGTTTTCATCGAGACGGCCAGAAAAAAGCCGTGAAAGCCACTTACATGATGGCGAGTGGAACTATAGACGAATGGTTTGATAACTTAGTCGAAACTAAACGCCAGATTCTTGGAGAAACTCTCGAAGGATGGAATTTCGCAGAGGATATGAACTCGATGAAAGAGCTTGCTGAAAAAACTATCGCAGGGAGGCTGTGAGATGAGGCCGCCGCGCGTTAATTTGCTCGTGATGGAGTCGGATCACCCGGTTTTTAAAGACCAGGTATACTTAGTTTTAATTACGAGCCACCACAATTGGTATCATGAAATTTTGACGATTCGACTAGGAGAAACGCTATGACATTTCGAAATTGGAGAGATGCGACTAAAATTTTGGAGACAGCACAGCTTCAAATCTCTACTGAGATCTCACAAAAAACGTGCGAAATCCAAAGAGGCATTACCATGCAGGAAGATACGTTTGATTTAGATATGGGGTACGCCATTTTAATTACAGCCTCTCGCCATCTTCACATTAATTATTTAGTTGAGCAACGTCAAGCTGCCGCCGGGAAATACGTCGATGCAATATTCCATCGAACTCGCAATCTGTGACGCGCTCGGATGGTTCCTTGCGCAAGTAATTAACTTAATTGTGAAAGTGAAAGGAAATTAAGATGGGCCGCGATCTCGATGCAAGTTACGTTTACTTTTATGTGGCGGTAGTTACGCTGCTCGTTATCGGGTTTAATTGGATGCTCAAGAGAGGAAATTAAAATGGCGATAATTAAAAAGATGCCTAAGATTTGCAACTGTGTTCCCCCCTTAACAACAGATTTTGGCCCTGGAACAATTTGGGAGTGTGACAATTGCAAATCACACTGGACAGTTCAAGAATGGAGCGAGTTTAAATTTCGTTGGGTATTAACAATAGATCGGAGGAGAGATGCATGGGCCGCTTCACTTTAGCTCTTGATGCTTCAAAAATTAATGAGTATCTCACTTGCCCTCGAATGTGGTATTGGAGATACTACCGCAATTTAGTTTACTCAGGGCGCAAAACTAAAGCCCTCGACAAAGGAACTTTGATCCATTGCTTCGCGGATATGTACTATAATTTTCGCGCATTGGACCCAACGGTTAATCCGATGTCCCATGTAAATGCGGTGCTTGGCGCAATTAAAGCGACGCAGAAAGAAATGCGCCTCGAAAAAGAAGAATTTGAGTTTTTGAAAATGCGCTTCCTTCAATACGGGATGCGCTACATGCAGAATGATATCCGTCCTAGCGTCAAAAAGAGGAAACCTGCGGTTGAGTTGGGCTTTTCTAAAGTACTTAAAGAAACTCCCGATGTCCTCTATGTCGTTGAAGGGCGCATCGATTTGATTGGGACATACGCTGGCGTAGAGCTTTTCATGGATCACAAAACGCAAGCGCAAGCTAAAGATCTATACCAATTTATTCCACAGTTTAAAACTTACGCGTGGGCAACTGGTTTGAATCGCGGGATGATTAATTACATTGGTTTGCAGGCAGAAGTGAATGATAAAACGTTCCGCCGGCAACTAGTTACTTTTCCCTCTTGGGTGATTGCAAACTGGGAAAAGAAAATGATTTCTGTGTTTGATGCAATCCGCATTGATCTTGAAAGCGGCGAAGAGTGGTTTGAAACCTCGCCCTATTCGATGAATGACCACGCTTGCGGAGGATCTTTTAATTCTGCACCTTGTATGTTTACACGCTTGTGCGAAACGCATGATCGTGGAATCCGTGAGTCCATAATTAAACAGAATTACGAGATTCGAATTTGGCAACCTTGGGGAGCAGATGAAGCAACAATTGAGGAGGTAGCGTAATGGCGATAAAATACACACTTGAGACGGAATGCGCACCCTGCGGTTTTGAGGAGTTCATTAAGAAACACGGATTGGAACTTTTTGTGGGCGAGCGAGTTATGAATGAGTTCGCTAAACGCAGAGGGGTTAAAAGATATTGGGCGCAGTTCAGGGATGTTTTCGAGGATCACGGGAAACACGGCTATTCAAGTTGTTACGAGAATGGTGATACACCAGAAGAAGCAATTGCTAAATTTCAGCAGTATATCTTAGGTAAGCGATTGCGTTATGCTCCAGTGGATTGCGCCGAGCCAGTTAGATTCGTTGCTCCGAATGAGTGGAGATGAGGAAGAAAATGACGCTAGCTAAAGAAATTTTACAGCTTATAGATGACAAATTTTGGCTGTTACTCGCAACTGGGTATCTCTGCTACTGCGCAATTGTAGGCATCATTCGAGCGTACAAGGAATAAACCATGACTGACGCACAAGAGAAAATGCAATATAAGATTCATCGTGCCGTCCAATGGGAACTTGCAAAAGGGCATATGCGCGCCGCTTTAGCTACCTTTGTAAGCAACACTGAGCACGCGACTTTTGATGAAGCAAAGAGGGGACATCAGCGGTATCTAAACGCAAAATCTAACGTAGAGGCGTTCATCAAACTCATTGAAGACAATGGAACCTTGGAGTAAACCATGCCAGAACCAAAGCATATTCACACTTACGAGCGGTCGAGAGCAAATCCAAAAGTGTATCGTTGTATTGACCCTGATTGCACTCATTACCATAGTGCCGAGTTTTTGGTAGGTAAGCGCGCATTATGCAATAAGTGTCAAGAGCCGTTTGTGCTCGAAAGGGCACAGTTAGTTGGAAAGAATTCCGTGAAGAGGCCGCTTTGTCTTAATTGTAGCAATAGCGCGCGAGCTAAGGCGCATCGTGAAATGTTAGGAGTCGCAGAGGCGCTCTTAGCTGAAATTAACAAGGAGACATTATGAAACGAAAGACGTTTAAAGTTACGTTACTTTTAGAATTTGCAGAAGTGGGGATGATCCGTGAAGACGTTCTAGCATTTTTGCATGAACAATGGTCACAGACGCCTGCTGCTGCTGAAGGCGACCGGATTAAAATTTTGCAAGTAGAGGAAAACTAACATGCCATCAGCACTTGATTATAAACCTGACTTGCGCATATTCGCGTTATTTGTTGGCCGCTCAGGGGACGGAAAAACTGTAGCGGCGGACGGATTCCCAGGAAAAGTACTTGACCTCGATTTTGATTTTCGTTTTCGAGGAGTTGCAAATGCGGGCCGACTTGGATTGCTTGAGTTAAAAAATATTGACTATGAGCAATTTAATCCTCGCGGCGGATGGGACCCTGTGGATCAAAGGCTGACTGCGCTTGATATGCTGCGACTTTCTGGCGGGATGTTTCCGTACAAAACGATAACGGTAAATTCAATTACGTCGCTTACGCGCCTTTTTGTGAACGCGTCGCACAAACTCCAAGGTGGAAGGAAATTAGGATCATTGCGCATTTCAGGGCCGGCTGATTTTAATTTTGAAGCTACCGCCACTCACCAAGTTTTTGATTTTTTGCGCTCTTGGCCTTGTAACATCATCGCAACTGCGCATATCATTGACAAGTACGGAAAGCCCGAAAAGGAATTTGACAAAGACGGTAATTGGATTAACCAATACGAGCAGAACGTCGTAGTGGGTGAAAAGCTTTCTGTGCGTGACAATCTCGGGGAGAATATCATGAGCTACTTCGACGATATTTACCGATTTAGCCGTGATGAAGAGAAAGGAGAAATCCGCTATTTTGTAGAATTTGCAGCGAGTGACCTTGCGCGCAATTCATACGGGATTAAGCCCGGAAAGCATGATATTACGGGAAAGAACTTCTATCAGTATTTCTCAGAGCTTGTTGCAAAACAAAATCAGTCTTTAGCGGTGGCAAAATGATAGAGTTACTGATAGGCTGTTTCGTTTTGTATGCAATTGGATTCCCTTGGAGGCGAAAATGAGAACTCAAACAGACCCAATCGAGTGGGCATGGCAGCACGCAGTTACGAAAGGCGGTTTTGAAAAACTGCCAATTGCTAATAATGACCAAATATGAAGATCTGGTAAATAACGGGCAAGTACAATTCGGTACTAATTTTGACTCGTCAGATCTGGCTCCACAATTCGTAAACGCCTATAACAGCGGTGACCGTGTGGAAGTACATTTCGTGTCCAAAGATGGCGAAGTGTACGAAACCAAACGCGGTACTATCGGAGCAACCACGGGATGGAAGCCTGTCTTCCTCCTCATGCTTACCAAGCGCAGTACTGGTAGCATGTATACCCTTAACTCACGTGATAAGCTAGGTAAGGTAATAAGGCACCAAAGGTGACTCGCCTAAAGGCGAGTCAAGAAAGAAGGAGAAAACAATGGAATTCACGATTCAATGCGAGCGATGGTATGCCGATCTGATCATGTCTCGGTTGCGCTGGCGAGCATATCGCTACCAGCTTGGGACAAACAAATGGTGGTTTAGGTTATGCCGATAGCGAAACGCTGTTCGCTGTGCTGGGAATACCGTATCCCGGATGGATGGTGGCAGGCAGTAGAAGATCGCCTTGCGCAGCTAAAAAATCGGGTGAGTCCGCAAGAAGAGTGATTATTTAATTTTTGGAGGAGTAGCTAGACGGCTATCGTACCAGACTCCAAAACACGGCCAGAGTGAGTGATCCGAGTGGCTCTGGCATTTCCCCGATTAGAAGGGGGCGGGAGAAATCCCCAATTCAAAAACTTAGAAGGCTAAGAGAAAGAAGACCAAGACTATGATTATCAAACTGACGAAAGCAGACCTGTTGAAAGGTCAACCGATTACTCCGAAGTGGTATGCTGCGGAGATTAAGAAGATTGAGCATAAGGCTTCGAGGGACGCTACTTCGTTGAACTATGTTTATACCTTTTCGATCCCTGATGCAAACGATGCGGAGGTCGACCATTACTTCAATTCGAAAGCGCCTGGAATGATGGCGCCTTTCATTGCTGCGATCCTGAAAAAGTCGCTGGCAGAAATCATTGAGGGGATGGAATCGGGTACGCTGGATTTTGACACCGACATGCCTGTTGGAAAGCGAGTCATGATTGAGGTAAAGAATGAGCCTTATGAAGGGCGCCTCACGAATAAGATCGTGGGTTTCTTGCCCGAAGGAGCGCAAACACCGTTTTAACCTGACTTTGGTTCTCTCGTCAGAAAATTAAAATTTCTGGTTTCAACTACCAAACTACTAGCCACTCTAAAGGAAGAGAATAGGAGTGGCAGCTTCAAAAGGAGAAAGAAATGAGCGAAATTGGCCGCATCAATTGCTATATGTGTGAATGCTTCGAACCAATGAAGAAGCAAAAGAAAATTGACATCACACTTGGAACTTGCCATCTTGATCCTCCTTCAGTTATGCCGGACGGGTCATCAAAATGGCCGATGGTAGTTAAAGAGTTCGGATATTGTTTTTCAGGAGTAAAGAGAAATGGCTAAACAAGACCCAAAAGAATACTATGGAAATCGCGGAAAAGGAACTTTTGAAGCCATCGATGTTGTTGAAGACTTCCAACTTGGTTTCCATAAAGGGAGTGCCGTAATGTATATTCTTCGCGCTGGCTATAAAGGGTCAATGGCCAATGAAGCAGACGACCTTGAAAAAGCGATCCGTTTTCTTAGGAGAAGGATTAATCTAATAAAAGGCGAGAAAGGCTGGTAAATGAATCCGATCGTATCCTCTCATGGCTATTCTGACGCCAAAATTTATTTCCTTGCCGGCTTTCCATTTAAGGATGACCTTAGCCGTGGTGTAGCGCTAAGTGGAACTACGGAAAGTACGCTTAATTCACTTTTACGTGCTCACAATTTCAGTATCAAGCAATGTTACCGCGGTTTGTACATACGCGAAAAACTTGACTACTCTGGCACTTCGCCTAAAAAATTAAAGGCCGCCTTAGATTTGGTTGACGCGAAGGGCTACGAGGAGATGCTCTTCCAAGAAATTGCGGATATTAAACCTAACGTCATTGTGCCGATGGATGACATGTCTTTAGGTGTAGTATTTCCACATATCCACACGATGAAAAAGCCGCGTGGAAGAAAGATGTGGCTCAATTGTTATCGTGGGTCGGTTCTTAATTTACGTGAAGACTGGCAAGCTAAGATAGGAGAGACGCCAAAAATTAAAGTAATCCCTACTTATGCACCGAACCATCTTTATGTAGACCCTGCTGCGCGTGCATACGTAAGTATTGATTTCGGTCGCATTGTAAGGTATAAAGAGAGCACACTTCCAGCACCAGTTTATGGAATGCGTTGGGTTTGTAGATCCACTTCCGCATTTATCGAATATATCCGACGCTCTCTTGCTAAAAATCCTGCTTTTCTCGTCTTTGACATTGAAACCTATCTTGGCATGATTACGTGCATAGGGTTTAGTTTTGATGGCCTAGAAGGTGTCAGTGTTCCGCTATTAGATACTTCAATCCCCCGCCTTGAACGCGCTTGTTTGTGGCAGCAATGTGCTAAACTACTTGCGCATCCCATCCCAAAAGTTAATCAGAACATCAAGTACGACTGGGTAGTGAATGAAAATCACGGATTCTACGTCGAAAATGTTGATGGCGATACAATGATAGCTGCAAGTTTGCTCTATCCTGAATTGCCAAAAGGGCTTGATTTCTTAACTTCCATTTACACAGACATCCCTTATTATAAAGACGAGGGAAAAGAGTTTAATCCTGCACAGCACAAAAGTGATCGCCTCTATTTGTATAACGCGCTTGATACCGTTTCTTGCCATCTTGTTCATCAGAAGCAACTAGAAGAACTTGAAGAAGCAGGAATGACGCGCCTCTACAAAGAAGAGATGGTTCCATTAATTAAGGTCTATAAAAATATGGACCAGAATGGGGTGCGCGTAGACGCCTCAGTTAAAGCAAAGCTAAATGACAAATATGCTGGGTTGTACGAGGACAACCTTAGAAATTTGCAGCGTCTACTAAACAACGATAAGTTTAATCCTCGAAGCCCTAAACAGCTTGGGACGCTAATCTACGATGAGTTAAAATTTCCGAAGCGTGTTAAGACAGACGAGTTTGGAAAGAAGACTTACAAAACCGACAAAGACACGCTTGATGATTTAACAATTAACCATGCGCTTGACAATTCTATGGGAGTGCTTGGTAAAAGCATCCTTCAGCGAATCATCGTTTGTAGAAAAATCGCTAAAGTCATTGAGTATATAAACACCCTTTTGCACCCTGATGGCCGGCTTCATGCTAGCTCTAATCTTGCAGGGACAGAAACAGGGCGGAGTTCTTACTCTAAGAGCCTTGATGAAATTTTGGTAGAGATGGTAAATGGCAAAGCGACTAAAAAGCTTGGCCGCTCTCTGCAAACAATTACCAAGCACGGATTTACGATTGATGAGGAAACCTTTGATGACTGGGAAAGTAAAAAGATCGCTGATGACTTGCGGTCAATGTTTGTTCCGTCACCTGGATATACTTTTGTTGAAATTGATGGGTCGCAAGCGGAAGCAAGAGATGTGGCTGTATTGGCTGAAGACTACGAATTACTCGCTAGTTTTGACCGTAAGCCCAAGGTACATGCTAAGACGGCTTCTCTTATTTTTGGGATACCTGCCGAACAAATCACAAAAGACTCCCCTACAATTCCTGGATTGGGTATTGCATATTATGATCTTGGCAAGCGTATTCGCCACGCTGGTCATTATAATATGGGAGGGTTTAGACTCGCCCAAATGACGCATCTGCCGCTTCCAGAGTGTGACAGAATGCTCTTTAAATTTCACGAAGGGAATCCAAAGATTAGGAATACCTTTCATCGTGAAGTTGAAGAGATTGTTCGCCGACACCGTTGGTTGCGCACTGCTCTTACAAGAAGGCGTGATTTCTTTGCACACTTTGACAATAAGCTAGTTAAAGAGGCGCTCGCTTTCTTACCTCAGAGTCGCATTTCTGACCATACGAAATTCTCGCTGCGACGAATTATGGATGAGATGCCATGGGTGAGGCCGCTTGCCGAAGCGCATGATGGTATCTTTTCTGAAGTGCCAAAAGGCAGAGTTGAAGAATATTCTGATAAGGCGCAAAAGATTTATGAACGCCCTTGTTCGTTCTTAATGTGCTCTTTAAGTAGAGACATCGAACTTGTAATTCCTGCGGAGGTGAGTGTGAGTGAGGAAAATTGGATGAGTTTAGAATAGGAGTTAAATATGAATATCCAACGTTTTTCAGAGGCTAATTTTAGGAGATGTATTTCTCCTAAAGGGTTCAATCACGCTTTATGGAGCTGGTCTTCTTCTGATTGGTTTACCGCTTTTGTTGGAGAAGTCGGAGAAGCAGGCAACATAATTAAAAAATTGAATCGTGTTCGTGATGGAATCCCTGGAAATAAAGAAACTGAAGAAGAGCTAATTGAGGATCTAAAAAAGGAATTGGCCGATGTATTCATTTATCTTGATCTTTTATGCCAAGCCTTAAACGTAGATTTAGCAAAAGCAGTTATTGAAAAATTTAACGCTAAATCTGCTGAGATAGGTTATCCGGAAATTTTTGAGGAAGGGTAAGATGATAGACGCCTATCATGAACCACTACTTGAAATGTTGAAAAAGGAGAGAAAAGATGCAGATTCCGAAGATTAAAATGGCAACTGGCTCTCAATTGAATTACATCGAAATTTTGTGCAACGACATCGGTTGCCATAATCGAACTCAAGCTCTGTCTTTAATTAGCAACCATATTGGTAGAGAGATTACTTTTTATGGGAGTCTTTCGAAAGCAGAAGCCACCTCAGTAATCGAAGAACTTAGAAGGAGAAAATACGGACATGACGCCTAGCGCGCTAAAATATGAGATCGTAGCTAAAGCCCAAGAGCTGGCCGCCGCGATTACAACCACGGACGGGATGAAAGATAACCCTGAGAAAATAAAAGCTGCAATAGAAGATGTAATGCTTGAAGCAGCAGAAGGGGCGATCAAAGTAATCTTAACTGCTTACGGAGAGTACTCTAAAACTTCTCCTGCCTATGATCGCATGAAAGCTGTGCTAGTGGAAGTAAAATCTGCTTAGCTGAGGAGACTCCCCGTGAGTTTTGTAGACGAGTTTATTGAGTTCACTAGACATGAAGAAAGCCCCGAAAACTTCTGGAGGTGGGCAGCCTATGCGACGATTGCGGCTACGCTACGAGATTCTGTGTATTATGACCACGGATTGAGGAAAACTTATCCGAATATCTACGTGGTCTTTCTTGCACAGTCTGCTAACAACCGTAAAAGTGGTCCGTTTAATCTTGTCTATAATCTTCTTCAACACCAGGCGATAGCAAATACTAAAATTATCCGTGGACGCACTTCTGTCCAAGCGATTTTAGATGAGCTTAGCCAAGATGTTGGTAGTAAAAACGGGGGGATGCCTTTAAAAGGCGGGAGTTGTCTTTTAGCTGCGGAGGAACTTTCTAGCTTCTTCGTAAATGACCCACAACTAATCCCAATGCTTACGGATATGTACGACTTTCGTGAGCATTGGGAGTACAAACTTCGCAGCACTGGAAGCATGAAGATTAAAAATCTTTGTGTTACTCTCTTAGCTGCGAGTAACGAACAACTTTTAAAGGAGGTTTATACTGACGCTGCAATTTATGGAGGGCTGCTAGGAAGAACTTTTATGGTCCGTCCAGATGCAACGCGGCCCCCTAATGCGCAAATGGATGTAGATCCAAATGCATATAAAACGGACAACTTAGTTAAATCACTCAAAGAGATTAAAAACCAAATGAGAGGACCAATTAAGATGGCTCCTGAAGCGAAAGACTTCTATGTTATGTGGTATGATAAACTCTATCAGTCATACAAACGCTATAATGACAAGACAGGGATGATTCAGCGGATTCACACAGGGGTCGTAAAGTTGTCAATTATATTGGCCGCCGCAGATTGCCAGATGTTAATCTCTCAAGCACATGTTGAGGAAGCGATTAAACAAGCGACTTCGTTAAAGACAAATTATGATGGGTTTGTTTTGAAAAGCGGAAAGAGTGAACAAGCACAAAGTGGGGCGTTACTTTTGGAGATGCTTAAAGAGCGGAAGGGGAGTGTTTCAAGAAAAGAGTTCTTGATGCTGCACTGGAATGATGTGAGTTCTGAAGAGTTGGATAAAGTAGTGATTACGTTCGAAAGCGCAGGGATGTTGACACAAGTAATGCTGAACAATGAGATTTCGTATCACTGGACAGGCAAGCTGAAAAACATACTTTTGAAAGAAGACTAAGATGAAAATCGCTACGAAAAAGTTTACTTGTTTCAAGCAACTAGGTAGTTGGTGGGTGTTTTACAGAATTAGTTCTGGAGAAGGCGCGATTCTTTTAAAACGCTGTGATGCTTTTGATACAGCGAGATGGTTTGTTTGGAATGAGATTGCTAAGACGGTAAGACTGAGGTAGATTATGCCAAAAATAATTGGTCCCTTTATCAATGAATACGCCTATCTTTCTAATTTCTTCATCGAGTCGGATGGAACACATGTAGAAGGAGAATTTCAAGCTCAAAAAACCTACCCTCCAACGGAGTGGCTAAAAGTGGTGTCCCCCTTTGAAGCAAAGAGGTGTGGTAGAAAACTAAAACTTCGTGAGGATTGGGATAGCGTTAAAATTAGGATTATGCAAGACTTAGTGCTAAAGAAATTTAAAGACCACCCTAACCTTGCGGAAAAGTTACTTCACACTTATCCATGTGAGCTTATTGAAATAAACCACTGGTGTGATACTTTTTGGGGTGTCTACAACGGTCATGGGATGAATTGGTTAGGGCGCATCTTAATGCGTGTAAGAGATGAGCTTAATCAAGCACCTTTACCTTTCCATCAGCCGTGATCATCGCATTCTTTTCAGTTCCATCATTAAGCTGTAAGCTCATCCTCGCCCCTTGCAAGGCAGTGAATAGAATTTTGCTCGCTGCCTTTTCGCTCATTCCTAATGGAGCGCCTTCTACCATGGAAGTTAAAACCCTCGCAGCGAAAGGGTTGCTCATTAATCTTCCTACAGCATTAAGACCGAGCGTCCCCCCTAGGATTACGCCTGCAATCTGAGCACGCGAGTCATCAAGATTATTCGCTGCAACTAGCCCCCCTCCAAGCGTGATGCCTGCATATGTTGCTCTAGCAAGTACTGAACTTGTATAAGGTGATTTTCCACTTTGAGCTGTTTTATTTACGGCATCAAAAAACGTCTCGATACGTTTCCGCGTGCCGGCGCTAAAGAGGATTTCATAAGAATCTTTCTTCTTAGGATCAAGAAACTCGCCGATCATCTTATTTTTGTCAAAATACCCTTTGGTTGCATCTGTAGGGTCGGTGTTAACCCACGCATCGTCCATAATCTTTTTAAACTCATAGCCTGATAAATCTTTGCGAAGATTATTCGACATAATCACGGGGCCGCCAGAGGTTGGCACAGGGAGCTTAGACAAACGAAGTGCCTTTTCGAGTTGTTTGGGATCTGCAATTACTTTATCAATCTCAGGAATGATAGAAGTTTGCTCAGCCAACATTTTTGGAATTTGTGTCGCGCGATCAAAAATCTGATTTCGTTGTTTAACAATTTCTTTAGAGGCTTTCCAAGATGCAAGTGCCTCCTGCGCTAAAATTTGTGATTTTGGTTGAAGTGGGTTGGCCCATCCAGGAATGCTTGCTTCAACGTCGTCTCTAATTTTAGTTGCGAGGTGTTTAAATAGGCGGGAATTAGGATCGACAATCCCTTCTTTTGCGCCACTAAAAGCCAACTCATCCAAATCTTTTGTAAATTGCCACGCATCTGCAAAAGACACTGGATTTGAAGAAATTACTTTTCCAGTATTAGGATCAAATTTTGCACCAGATTGCGTAATCATTTGATTAGCCGCATGGAGCACTTTTTTCTGTTCTTCAGGAGTTTGAAGACTTTTAGGCGCATTTTTAATTAACCGATAAGCATCCTCAAGCGCTGAGTTGATATAAACAGGCCCTTTAATTTTGTCAAACATTGGCTGTGTAACATTTTGAGTTACCATCGTTGTGCCAGGAATAGTTGACGAAATTCCTGTTGCAGGCACCTGCGTTTGCACAGTTTGATTGCCTTTAAAGACAGGCACTTCAAACATGTCTGCAATTTCTTGCGCGCGCGACCCTTCACGAGTAGACTCCGCTTTAGAGGCTTCAAAGACTTTGTTAAGTTGTTTATTTACAAACTCTGAAATCTTATTTTGAGAGTCAACATCTTTAGGGAGTCTCCCTGTAATTTGTGACGTAAGCTTACTCACCATCTGTGTGGCGTTGCGATTGATTGATTCAAGAGCTTCTGTCTTCTTGTTGTGAAAGACGTTGCTTACGTTTTCAATAAACTCTGCAAATGGGCGATTTTGATACATCGAATAAGTGGCACCCATTTCGCGCAGAAGGGGGTTTGCTATACCTCCTTTTGTAAATTCTTGATAGACTCCTTTTGCGCCTGAGGCAAGCCCAGACATAATTTTCCCACCGATCAAATTCTCCAATCCCATCTGGCCAGTATTTGCAAGTTTAGTTACTGGGGACTCTGGACCTGCTCCAACTATATTTGCAATTGCAGTGTCTTCACGGTCTTTTCCTTCTAGGGCTTGCATCCCATAATCTACGGCGGCCGCAGCGCCTAAACCCGCAGCTTTCCCCATAGTGGGATTTTTAGTTAGCGCTGTGCCAGCGGCGGTGCCTGCAATTGTTGCTCCCGTTGCTAAAAAAGGACGAAGAGCTTCAATTACATTTACAGATTTTGGCTTTGGCTGCGTTACCGTCGTAGCACGAGGAAGAGGGTATTTTACCTTATCGCGAAAGCTAGCATAGTCTGCTTCAGTAAAGTCCGCAAAGTCGTCAGGACTAAACTGTTTTAGTGTAGCAAGCTGCGAGGCTGTATCTGCTCCAGACTCATCAAGCTGTCTTAAAAGTGGACGAATGTCTGGCATTATTGTGCTCCTCCCCATTTAGTTGCAGCGTTATTAACTTTGCTAGCTGCTGCTGCGGCAGTTCCGAACATTCTCGCTCTTGTTTGGCGAGTGAAATTGATTAGCTCTTCTAAATTGGCTTTTACAGATTCAAAATCCTGATCTTTTGTTTCGCGAGGCACGAATGCGCGAATACGCTCATCTTCGCCTCCTGTAAACGAGGCTCCAAAGAATTTATTTCCGACCACGGCGGTGAGCCTGCCAAGAATTGCCCTCATACGGGCGGTGGACTGCTTATTTCCGCCAAGGGCTTTTCTTTTAAGCTCACTCAACGTCCCACCGATGCTTGCGCCGGCAAAATAGTCTTTGTTTTTATCGATTTCCGGTTGAAGTTGCATAGCTGCTTCTTCAATGGAATCAAGAAACTCTTTGTCTTTTTCTTGTGACGCTGTGAGTTTATGCCCCGCCATTAATCCCTTGGCGTCTTTGCGTTTCGCTCCCATTTGCAAATTTGCACCTGGATTAACACGATTAAGCGTGACAATCTCTTCTTGAGACAACGGTTTTTCGTCTTCGGCGGCTGCTTTGGCGGCTGGAGTTTTTGCAAGGCTTGCTCTCAGTGAGACGGCAGCCATTGTTTTAGCGTATTCTCTTTTATCGTGCTCTTCTTGTCGTTTTGTACGCTCTTGTTCAACTACCATCTTGCTCTGATGTGTCGCCGCTTGTTTAAAAGCTTCACGTGTCAGATCAGCGGTGGCTTTTTGAGCTTCAAATTCCATTTTCGGCTTCATTATTTCACGCTGTTGGGCTGCAACTTCGCGTGCATGCGTGATTCCAGATGGAAGGACGACGGAAAAGGAAGGGTCTTCTTCAGAGGAGTATTTGTAATAAACCGAATCTGTGTCAGGGTCCATTCCTGCAAGCTCACGTTTAAATCCAGGCGGAGTAATTCCGGTACTCTGAATATGTTGTGCAATATTTGACTTTGCCGCAATCATGCTCAGTTTATGCTGCGATGCGGCCATCTTATCTTGCGCTTGGAGACGTTCCTGATCCGCCTTAAACTTCGCTTCCTGAAATTTAAGGGCCGCCTCATGTCTTTTAGTTTCCTCTTCAAGTTGGTCGCGTTGAAGATTTTGTTGTGCAATCGCACGTTGCTGGTTAAACGCCTGTGCTTCACGATTCTGCCGAAGCTGCATCCCTTGGGCATAGGCATTCAAAATAGTGTTAATCGCAGAAGTATCTACAGGCATAAAACCTCCTTAGCCCATTCCTAAGACGTAGTTAAACGGATTTGTCGTTGTTGCAGGAGCATTTGCTTTTCCAATTTGACCAAGCGCCATAAGCAAGCCTAAAGCACTTGTTGCGCCTGTTGCAGCACCCCCAGCAACATTGCCAGGCTGCGTAACTGTTCCAGTTTGATTTGTTGTTTGCGAATTAATCCCATAGGAGTTTGCAAGTTGCTCAAGCCTAGATTGTAAATCTTGTTCACTTGTGCTCTGTTGGAAAATCTGGCTAAGCGCATTTTGAATCGACTGCGTTTCTTGATTCGTCGTAGTCGCTCCCGTCTGCTGTTGACCTCTGAACATCTGCAAGAAATTACTTGCTTGGCCAAGATTTTGAGCGAGCAATTGTTGCGCTTGGAAGGGAGATTCGGCACGCGCTCTCACTACATCCGAAACGCGGCCACTTTCAGCGGCAATTTGGGCTGCGGCTGCAACTGGAGATGTAGAAAGCCCACGAGCAGCTAAAATATTATCTATTGCTTTTCTGCGCATCCCTGCGCCAGCATTGGCCGCGCGGACTCCTTCGTTACCGATTTGAGTTGCCGTAGGAGCATTTTGGACAGAAGCGAGATACTTTTGAAGCAGCTCATTTAGAAGTGGCTGGGATTCTGAAGCAAACTGAGGAAGAATTGAATTTGCAGATGTCCCAGAGCCTACTTGGATTTGGGTATTACCCGTGCTAGAGGTTGTTGTACCGCTTTGAGTTCCTCGATTGATGGTATGTTGTTGATTTGTGGTGGTTGCAGACGAATTAGAACTCTGTGTTCCTCCTGTCGTTTGCGTACCAGAAGAAGACTCTTTTCTTCCTCTGTTAGAAAGCGCGCCAGCCGCTGCACTTCCTAACATTACTGCGGGTAATACCCATCCCATGTTATTTTCCTTTCTTTTCCGACGGTGCAGGAGTACAAACTAATTCAGCCTGCTCGTTAAAGAAGTTGCAGGAAACATCTTTGAGCTTATAAGCTTCCATAAGCCCTTTTAGAATACTGCTGCCTTCTTGCTCGATACGATTAAGGCTGTCAGAAGCGTCTTTGACTTGTTTTTCAGCAAACGCTTTAATCCCTTGCTTGTTTGAAAGATCAAAGCGCGCACTAAGCAGCCTGCTATTGTAGAGGGCAATCTTTAATTGGTCCTCCTTAGAAATTTCGACCTTATCGGCCGCGAAAAGAGAAAAGGCGAAAAGCCCGAGTACGAGTTTCATTGACATGTCCATCCTGTTGGGAAGCTTCCCGAAGTATTCAAACGAGTTGCAATTGCACTGTTTCCAGCACTTGCAGTACAACTAGAATCTGCTGCGCACCCATCGCAATGAACTTGTGCTCCACGCGGAGGGTTATACGAAGTTAAACTTGCACGAGGAATAGGGCGCAAATAAAGTTCTCCCCAAGAACTTAAATACCCTTGAACTTCTAGTGGCCCTGCTCCATCGCTTGATTTCGACATAAAAACGTGCCCGTCATTTCTATGCGCTACTGTCGTTGAGTAGACAGTTCCCCCTTTACTATGGGCAATTGCTCCAGTGTAGTTATGCGCACTACTTACATTGTCAAAATAAAAAACGGGGTCTGTGGAAGTCGAACTGGCTCCGCGTGCCTCCATTCCATACAAACCCCTAAAAGAACTTGCTAGATTCGGAAACGACATCTGAAATACGGGAGTCCCTGAAGAAATTGCTAACTTCGGATTGCAGTAGGTAGTATAATCGCACTCCCCTAATGGAATAAACGCATTAGGGATAGGACCATTACCAGTCTCACCACAGTAGCCTTGAATTTCAGCAGCACGGAAAAAATTGCCTTGAGGAAAATTATTATCTACTGTACTGCGGACAAACTTTAGAGCACAGTTAGTTCCGTTTGTACCTCCCTCTACTTGTAAAGCTCCAATATCAAATAGATTTCCAGAGGCGTTCTCCAGTTTTAAAGCATACTCCTTCCCCCACCAAGAACCACCAATAAAGATGTTCGAAGCTGAATTCTTCATTGGCTCAGTCGATCCTCCTGTAAGGTATACACCGTTTCCATTTGTGCCAGGAGCGTTAATTACCAGCCCTTTAATGATATTATGTGTGCACTGTGCGCCACCTGTTTTTACATGGTAGCATTTAAAAGCGTCTCCTCCATTTACTCCTGTAATGCTAACATTCTCAATAAACCCTTGTCCCCATTGTTGGCCTTCAATTCCAACCACGTTATTAAAATTCCCCGCCTCAAGAGTCAAGTCTCTAATTCCACCTCCACCATATGGGCCGCTTATTTTGATCATCGGAGTTTTACTCCCTTGATGACCTCCGCACCATTTAAACGTAGACCCTTGTGGAAACGTGTTATTTAAAGCTGCGCCAACTCCTTGAATAATCACAGGAGGTTTAGTATTGTCTCCGCCTGCACTCCCATTGCCTAGCACGATGGAAGAATGAACGCAATAACGCCCGCCCGGTACAAAAACTACTCCTCCATTTATTTCAGCAGCAGTACGGGCATCTAAAATGGCAGTTGTATCATTAGTTACTCCATCTCCGATGGCTCCAAAGGCTTTTACATTAAAAACTTGCTCTCCTCCATCTCTAGGAAACATCCTTCCATAGTCTGTACGTATTGGGAGAGTATAAGGATTTGAAAGAATGGAAGTGCTGTATCCTGCGCCAAGTTCTCTTCCATAAATATCAGCGTACGCAGGAATATTATTTACTGCCGTAGAATTAGGTGCTTGGATTAAACGATTTGATGTAAAAGCCCCCCTTCCAATGTTAACAACTCCAAGAGTTGAATTGTACGAGATATACCCATCTAAGACGTGAGTTAATCCTGGTCCGTATGGAATTTTTAAAGCGGCCGCCCCAAAATCTTGTGTACCTCCTAAATAAGTATTGCTCTGATCATTGTAAACCGTAGCAGAATGTTGCCGCGTTTTTGCTAAAGCCCCTGTCCAACCAACGACGAATTGATGATCTCCGCTTCCTGACGAGATGGTAAGCGTAACGTTTGTATCGTCTACTTTACTAAAAGTTTGTGAGGAGTTGTTTAAACCATTAAGTAGGGTAATTCCAGTGCCTCCTGCACAGGCGATATTTCCAAGAGCGGTTGCGCTTATCCACCCTAAACAATTTCCAACTGAGGAAGACGAAGGCAACTCCATTGTTACATCGGCCGCCATAGTTTGGGCTTTGAGACAAATTTTATTGCCCCCGCTCGCTTCTTCAAAGCAGAGCTGTCCAATTGTCCCATTAAAAGGGAATATCTGAACATCATGATGCCGCGTAACGTTTTGAGCCAGTGCTGAAATAACTAGTACTAAAAGCCCGCTACAAATCTTCCATCCCATTTCCATTTTCCTCCATTTCCAAAGAAGCCGACGATTGCGATTTTTCCTGCTGATGGCGAAACAGCTGTAGGAGCATTTTCATAATTAGTCCCCCAAGAAGGGTAGCTCCCTGCAATTCCAATTGTTAAATAAAATGTCAGCGCGTCTCCATCGACTACTGTGATATTTGCAATCGCTTGTGCAGTAGTAGTTAGTGTAATTGGCTGATACTGATGTGTTCCTCCACCTCCCCCTGGAGGAAGGGCTGCTAAAATTTCTCTTAACTGCTGGAGAGTTACGTAATCGCGGGAATCAATTGCATCAGCCGCGTTAGTAATTCGCCGGCGATGAAAATCCAAGACGCGCGTGTTTAAAATGTCAACGGATGCGTCTAAGGCATTACGGCGGATTAAACTGTTTCCCATCGCAAGTCTGTCTCCTTGTTACTCGCAGCAAATTGAACCCGCGTCCCTATGCGTTTAAATTCTGCTGCAACGGGACCAATCTTTATATCAAAGACGCGATTAGCCACCGTTTTAGGAATATCAAGCGTGTAAACGTCTTCAGCCGAAGAAGTTACAAACTGCCCTTGATAAAGTAGTACTCCCTGCGAATAAATTTCACAAGGGATGGGATTACTATCTCCTCTGACTACGCGCATTTCGATGCGTCTTATTTTTGTATAAGGAGCGAGTTCCAAACCAGAGATGTAGTCATATTTTCTTCCAACTGGATAGGCGCGTACAACTTCAGGTTTACCAACTTCCCAAAGCTCAAATAAACCTCCAATCAATTCAAAACGGATATCAACCCCTTGAAGTAGCGGAGAAAAAGTAAAATTAATGCTCTTTTTATATCCATGGTTGAAAATTACAGAGCTATGCAATGCTGGCCCTACATAAACGAGCATGGTGACATCCGTAGCTAAAGTGTCTATGCAGAAAGGCCAAACAACTACCATTTTTTCTCCAAAGGTGCCTAAATTGTAAGTAGGACTTTGGTAGCGAGTAAGCTGCTCAGGATAGACTTCCGTAAACTTGCTTTGAAGCAGATCATAAAACTCAAACTCATTTGTAGCACTTTCAATGATCACTTCAAAATCCCTGCAAGGCGTAAAATCTGAAGGGTAGACGATAGCTGTTTGTTTATTGGCCGTGTTTACTACTTGTGACGCTAGCGCTCCTCCACTCTCGCTATTAACGAAAACATTAACGTCCCTCCCATTAGTGTCAATAACTAGGGGGTAAGCTGGAATCTTCTTCCGCGCGGCCGTCCCTAAGTTAGAGTACGGAATGCGCAGATATTTTACAGACTCAGGACGAGGCTCATACGTAATCGTAAGGTCTTCAAAAATAAAATCTGGCAGTGTCCCTGTAATTTTTAGCTGATAATTCTTTGCAACAATGTCCGGAGCATCGAGGATGAATTCAGTAATGACAGAGCTGTTAACTGTCCATTGCTTGACATAAGAGGTTGAGTTATTATCAATATAGAGACTAATCGTAGCATTTGCTCCTCCTGTTAAGCCTCTAAATTTAACTACCTGTGTGTCTTTTTTATTCCTTGTTAACCCATGGTCATAAAAAGGAGTTAAAAAGACAATCTGTTGATTGCTCCCATCAATGGTTTTAATGTCTTTTCTATCCAGCTCACGTAATTTTCGATCATTGCTAGCAAATCCAATGAGTGTCCCGTCCGACTCTCCAAAAATGTTCTCAAGCTGAAAAGCGAAGACGAACGTTCTCCAATAGCGCCTTGAAAAATCGTAACACTCTAGACGATAACCAAGCGTAGTCAAAACTAGACAGTAGAAACGATCATTTACAACGGCGCAAGGAAATCGAAAATTGCCTCCTCCATACATTAGAACTGGAAAATACTCATAACAAGTCTCTCCATTATACAGCCTATCAATATTCGGAGCAACTAAACTTGTAAGCTGCCCCGAATTAGCGTCTAAAACTTGCCAGCCCGCTTGGGAAAGATAGATTAACGCCCCTTTATAAGTGCAGCAGCTAATGCTAATCGGCTTTTCTGCAACTCCAATAGCCCTAAAGAAGACGTCAATAATTCCATCAGGGAGGTCGCTAAAAGTGCCTGATAATGAATAGATATTCTCAGTTGTACCAATGATGATCGAACTTTCACCGACCTGTTTTGCAAATAGAAAGACTTCTCCTACAGAGGCCGCGATATTAACAATGTTCCGAATATCATAGGTAGAAGGCGAATTTCGCTCCGTAATTAAACAGCTAGAAGCGGTAAAGTAGAAATGCCTCCCATTGATAGGCCCAACGATTTCTAAAATTTCATCAGGAGTATCAATGTAATTGACTGTTGTGACAAATTCGTTTAGTTCCTCCCCTTCATCTAAAACATAGTCATCGGGAAGATTGTCAGCCATTGTAAAATAATTGCTCCCTCCAAAATAAGTAGAGAGAATAATTTGTGTTCTATAAAATTTATCTAATGCCCCTCCTCTTCGATAAACCCAAATTTCATCAACTTGGGTATACCCCAAACTGATAATGGGGTTTTCAATAGTAAGACTGACTCCTTGCGTAGGCGTTAACGTAAGTGAGGCTGAAAGAGGAGACGCTTTAGATCTACGAATTGCTCCTCCTGCACGAGCAACATAAATAAATTTCCACTCATAATCTCCATCGAACGTCGTAGTTGTGACAGTTGAAACAGGTAAAAGTGCATTAGGAGGAGTAGGCAGCGCCACTTCTTCAGGAACCGCAGTAAATCCGTCATCCTGTACACGTGCATTACCCGAAAAAATTAGGACTCTATCAAATCCTTTCCCAAAAGCGGTGCGGTTAAATCCGTTATTAGTTACAATAACGGTGCCATTTCTAGCGACATGACCATTTTGCATAGCCACGTATCTAAGCTTTTGGCCGCCAAGATAAGTAGAGTAAAGCGTATGCGAGCTGGCTGCTAGAGCAGAAGAGACAATTTCTGTCCCTCCTGTCATTCTAACAGCCCCGTTTTGCTCTAAATCTAACCCCGTCATTTGCAAAAGCGCGTCTTTACGCCCATTGATCGCATCATCAGATGGGCACCACCCTTTTGAAAAATCATTAATTAGGAGTTGTGGCATTAGTGTGTATCCCAAAGATAACGACGAATGTACTCTTCGTCTATGACAGCAGGGAGTGTTTCAGAACTAATCTCCAAATGCAAAAGGATCAACTGCTGATCCGCAATTGAAATAGCTCCAGAAGAAGCAGGCAGCATCCAAATTCTCATGACATTTTTCCTTTAGTGACAGTTCCACCACTATCAGAAATACTTGCTGTTCCCATGGGCGTTGTAGAGTCATCTTTGAAGAGAGTTTCAATCGAAGATGAGGCTGTACGTTTATTCTTGATATACGCAAAGATGAACTGAATCATCTGCTTTAAACCCGCAGTTGCAGCAGGAACGGCTCCAATTTCCACATTCGCATTGTCAAGTGCGGCTAGAACCGAATTTGCAACGTCAGTCTCGTTTAAATCAGAGCGCGTAGAAACGGCTGCGTCTAGATTTAATCCTAAGATTCTTCCCGCTTTCCCTGACCCATATGCACCAGGAAGTGAAATATCCCAGGGGTCTGCAAGAATGTCACCCAATTTTCGACCAAACGTACCCACAGTCGTATAAGAAGCAGTAAATTGCTGCCAAACAAGAGATGCAATCCCTTGAGCGCTGGCTCCAGTTATTTCATACTGCGTCTTATCATTATTCTGGTAGACTGCGACATTACCGTTTGCATTTGTCAGGACAGTGTGTTGAGTAGTACCAGATATTAAAAGCCCCCCAGAAGTCCCAGGAAGTGCTAGAGGAAGACACGCCATATTAAATCTATTCGGCTCTCCTGGATTAAAAGCGACAATACTCAAAGAGGCAAAGAAAGGGTCCATCCCAGTTGCAGTAATCTTTAAAAGTAGCTCTATATAAGTAGAACTGTGCGGACCTAGCGCAGGGCCATTAAAATAATAAGCTCCATTTCCAATTGGAGTTACTGTCGCTCCAGGCCAGGTGAGATATCCCCCTCCAGCGGTTGAATACTCGACAGTAAAAGTAGTTAACCCACTTTTAGCTGACAAATGGTCAGTTGAATCCGTAGCAACAAAATAAAAAAGTGACTGCCAATTTTGTGCAGTATAGAATCTAAAAAAATTAGGCGTAGCCATCTTATTCTCCTTCTCCTATTGAAATCCCATATTTTGAATAACTGTAGTGGGGTGCTCCAGGAGTTCCACTACGAACAAAAGGCTGCGTCACAACTAAACGGCGGCCACGATTATAAAGCTCGCTCATCAGATTTCCGTATACGACAGAAAGCTCTTTCCATTTCTTTTCATGGTATTTTGCATTTTTGAGATTCTGCCCTCTCCCTTCTACTTGAAAACACTTGCTAAGTATGTAGCTCTTTAACAGGCGGCGCCTAAAAAAGGTAGGCATCACTTTAGAGGAGTGGTCAGAAAGTTGAAAATATTCAATTATGCAACGATTTCCAATTTCAGATCCGAAAAGATTTGAAGTTGTTGAGGCAAGACTCACATTTGGCGTTGGAAAAAGTCGAATCGTTCTTGACGTAATCCCGTTGTATAGGTAGTAATCAGGTTCGCCTTTTTGAGTAAACTGCACCCCTTGAAACAGCTCATTCTGAAAGCGCTTAGGAAGAGGCCATAATTTTTTACCCTTCCAAGTAACGCGACGGATCGAATGCAAAAGATCAGGAAGCGAGTAATCCGCTGTATCTGCCACAACATTAAGCGCAACGCGGCTAATTAAACAAGGGTACTCCGTAACGAAGGTATCTTCCCCTTGTTCAAGAAACCGATTAATTACTTCTGCATCCCATACGTTAGACATGGAGAATCAAATCCGTTCTTGCTAAATTTTGACATTCCTGCTTATAAGCAAGGACCCCTTCAAAATAAGGTTTCCAAAAGAGGGCTGCTTTAGTAAATTCTTCCGCCTGCTCAAGCAAGTCGGCCGTAACATATGTTTCTACTAAGTCATCCGCAAACTTAGAGAAAATAAATGAATCAGAGTCTTGCGCAAGCACTGGAGCGCGTTTGATGTAGTAAACCGTATATTGCCCCGTAGCAGTTGCCAAGCGTGGTGCAATTGCGATGCTCTCGAAAGTATGAGGCGTCCAAAATTCAGGTTGACCGTTCCAGATTTCCCAGTCGTCACGAATTCCATCAAACTGGCGTAGATTAACAGAGTCATCTAAAAATCGCTTTGTGTTGTGATTGTAGATAGCGACAGTTGAGATGTAATCTGTTGCGCCAAGCGACTCTAAAAAGAAGTAGGTGGTGTTTGCTGGCCAGTTTAATGTGATAGACGCAAAGTTGCATTGAGAAAGTGCAACAATATCATCATATGCATCCTGAATTGCATCTTCTAAGTCGGCACCTGTATAATACGTTGCGCCGGCGTCATTAAGATTTTTCAATACCCTTGTTTTTACATCTGCGCGCGTCATTAATTCACCCCTTCCACCATAGGTTGAGAGTAGCGAATTACATTTCCACCAGCGTCTCTATAAACAATCCTCGAATAAAGGATACGATTCGTGATTGCAGGGACAGCTACCGTACAAGGGGCAGCCGTGCAAGACAGCCCTGTAAGCGTTTCGTGGCTGAATTTAAAAGGAGTTGTTTCATTAATCGTAGCCCCTTCAGCATAGCAAGATTCACTACGATTAACGCTGCATTGAAACGACGCGTTGTACCCAAATTGAACAAGAATATTATTTGTCCCTTGTGGAATTGACTTAACCGTTTTGTACACAGCTGCAAAAGTTGCACGGTTTCTAGAATCTTCTCCAGGAAAAGGAGGGACAACGATATAATTGAGGCCACGCGTCAAAAGCGTCGATCCTGTAGGATCTGCCTTTACATTTTCTGTGACTGTCTCACGATACGTTCTCCATTCTTTACTAACCGCGCGCATTCGAGAGCCATTCAAATAAGCTATACCATTAGCAGTTGGCACCTTCCACTGAGTTACACTCGCGCTCATTCCCGATTCAGGGCCAAAACACGCGTCCCCATTTTTCGTTCCAAACGCAGATTCTCTGCATGTGTTCAATGGAATAAATGTAGTATCGAAAATTTCATTTACAAAATATAACTTACCCGCTGTTGAGCCTGTCACACAGTCGCCTGCCACAATAGCAATGCACATATTTCCAGTTTCGCTTGCGGAATCTGAAAGAGTGTCTACACGCTTAAATGGCCATCTCCCCATGAATCCCGCGATATCATAATGTTTTGGGCTGATTACCGCGGCACCGTTATATTGATAAATGTGGGTTTTCCCCGCCATCAACGATACTGCATTTTGTCCACTTGGAGGATACATGCGAGGATTCAAATCTGCAAACCATCTATCATCTCCCACTACTTGTGCCGCGCCAGGATGTTTTTCACAAGCATTCCCATTACAGAATGTATCCTTTCCCGCGAATGTATACGGAATTTGGACAAACGACCCTCCTGTGACAGCCGCTTTATTTTCAGAAGGTACCGAGAAATCAAATAAATTACAAGTGTAGTCCGGAAAACATCCATAATTTCGGAAGTGCCACCCGTGGTTCTGGAACCGATTCAGGAATGTATACAGCGAATTAGTTCCGTTTGCGTCGTCTCCAAAATACCAAGCTAGCCCATAAGGATCTCCAGGTCGAGTAATTAGAGGATCTTTGTTAGATCCCCCGCAATATGTAGACATCGTAGCCCCACTAGAAATAGAAATCGGCGCAAACGTGTCCGCGCTAGCATCACTACTCTGATATCCCCACCCTCTTAGAACTTTCCATTGAGTCTGAGAATTTTTTACCAGGGTCTTCATATGTTCGCTGCCGTATTTAATTACGTCTCCTACAGCTAAACCCTGATACCATTTAAGATTAGGTGACTCCGAAGAGCCGCTCGAAACTGGGTCACCGTCTGTACATCCTACAGGAGCGGATACTGACGCACAGCTAGACGAGATATTGATAGTGGCGCACCAATTCTTATCACGATAGTTAAAACCGTCTACAATTAAATCCGCTCCAGGTGAACAAGGATCACAAGTGCCTGGAGTACTACGTGAATTGCATGCACTTAATGTGGTGTCTAGTGTAAAATACATTGGAGCTTTAGTGCCTAGCTCCATCAACGCAAACGGGCTGCCAGTAGGAGTAACAGGATTTTGATAGGTGTGATTTCCACACCATCTGCTTGCTGGATTTGCTGGAACCAAAAATCCACCAAAAGCTTGTTGAGTATTCCCTCCTCTAGTCCCAACAAATCCCGCTCCAGCAGGCAACCTATTTCCTAAATCGTAGGCAAACATGAATCCATGTGAATCTTGTTCACCAGCTTTACAAGTTTCAATTAAGGTTAACCCCTGAATCCCAGCAATGTTACAACTGCCAAACATCGACCCTTTTGAAATCCATTCGCTACTAATTCTTCCTCGTTGAGTGTTTAACGAAAAATCACTAGCACCACTTCCACAAGGAGTTAGAATCGTAGCATCACTTAATTGTACTGGCCTTATTCTTGAACCTAAAGGAAATGTTCCGTCTGGATCTGGCGCCGCTGGGATAGCAAGGCTCATAGTCATTTTTACAATGACCGGACCGCATCCTGCGACAGAATTAAATGTCGCATAAAATACACCAGGGACTTCGTCATCCCATGGAGAATCATTTTCTGCTGCTAGTCTAATTTTGTAGTTGTAAGCATTCGTTAACCCTGCGTTTATAAGGTCACCGCGAAAATGAGCATTCCCATAGTTTACTATATCGAGCGTGCCGTCAGCTAAGGTTTTTAATCCCACAATCTGATTATTTTCCTGACCTGTCATACAGAGGCGGTATCCTCCAGCAGTAGGAGGGATTTGACAATTTTTTCCAAACCCACCACTTCCCACTGCGAGTGTGAACGGAACTGCCGTTACTGCTCTCCAAAGCGGCAAGTCGATACTAATTGTAGCTGAACTAGTTGTGGAGTGCTTCCAAAATAAGACTCCAAATCTTGGCCCTGCTAATCCGTCATCGCGCCAATAAGTTACTCCAGTTGTTCCGTTGTGGGCTAAATCGTACCCACTCGGAATAGTCACTTGCGGTGGGCTTGATCCACAAGATTTCGAACTAACTTGGATAAAATAAGGGTCGATTGCATTCGTGCGCGAATCATAAACCTGAAGATACTCTCCAGTAATTAATTCATTACAAGCTGTTAAAGCATTAGAGCCGGCAAATTTAAGCGTCGTAAGACTTCCAGACTCATTGTAAACTCTAGCTGCTCCAGGAACTAAACCTCCCAGATCAGCCGCCATGACATCACCAGGATTATCTTTTATAGTACACGGGGAGTCATCACAAATTGAATAAATCGCTTCTGCCGTAGTAAGCGTCACATTTTTAACAGGGCTTGAACAAGTAGCCCCGTTATTAGTTATACACAACCTGCCCTGATCTCCACCACCTGTAGTATCAGAAGTTTTTATGATAAAGTGGAGATTCTGAGAACTAAGCGTTTGCCCCGTTGTTGAATTAGTCGGGTACTTTCCAGTTGTCCCAAGCCTAATAAAGAGTTTATCCTGGGTGGTTCCGCTGTAAACTAAATAATTGTCATCGTCCGCAGTAATTGCATCATCCAGCGTACCTGTAGTAGCTGTCCAATTAGTTCCTGAAGCGTTTGTAAATTTGCATGACCCCTTTACTCCAGAGAGAGTAACTCCACATCCTACTGGATTGTGATCAGCAGTGCCAGTGCTAGCGGCATAAGCAAATCCAAGCAACGCCGCTGGATTTTTAACCAAAGCACCCGTATAGGGGTCTGCAAATTCAGGATTTTGGATCCTGTTTTGGGTGACCTGTTTATATTTCCAAGGGGAAGCAACTAAAAGTGCCTGCCCTCTTGAGTCTCCCAGTTGAATATTGGCCGTCTTAAATGTGGCTGTTCCTGTGTCTGCCCCACAAGTCGCACGAAAATAATAGTAAGCGTCTGCTTGCAAAGCGCGAGAAAGATTAAATCCAGTTAAAGCCTGCTCAATTGCAGCATCCCCTTGCTTACCCAATACAACTAGGCGGTATCTCCCTAAAGAAATATTTCCACTGCGCGCATCTGAATTGGCCCCTGAATAAAAGGAAGGGTCTACATCTTTTTCTAGAGGAGTATACAAAGAAGACTTGCTTAACTCCACTGTACACGCTGATTGGTTAGGGGCAGTATACGAAATAATTGCTTGCGTGGAAGTAACTCCCAACACGCGCAAATTTGTAACTGCTCCTTTTGCTAAGGAAGCCATCAGAATCGCAATTAGAAAAAATTTCTTCATTTAACGAAGCCTCTGAACATGCCATGCCATCGTATACGTTGAAGTGTTCATATTGCCAGGGTCTAATGCAATCGCAGTTGCTCCTGTCGATCTAATAACTTTACAGACATTAAATTCATTTGCCGATGCCACTGAAAAAACGTCTGTTTCTGCTGCGCCGCCTGACCAAAATAAATTATGAGTCAAAGCACCCGCTGGAGAAGTCCATGCCAACGTCCATGCCGTTGTATTTCCTGTTCCTGCGGCGGTAACAGCGACAATCCCACAAACTTTATACATCCCTGCCGTGTGAGAACTGGCTAAAAGATTTGTAGAAGCGACATTTCCAGTTTGCCCCGTTGATTCAGTCGGAGCAGCCATAATTGGTGCAAGCCCTAATCCAGCAGTAGCCACATTAGCAAATCTAGATACCCCTCCAGATGAAACTGCCATCCAGCCGGCGCCTGTGTCAGCATCTCCGCCGATATTCACTTCCCCCAACGCGAATTTTTTATTGAGGATATTATAATAAGACGACCCCTGTCTTAGTCGCAAAGCTGACCAATAAGTGTTAGCTACAACGCCGTCATAGTTTTGAAAGTAACCAAAAAGCATCTGAAAACACCCAAGAGTATTTTCAATACATGTTTCTACAATCGAATGCTGGCTTAGATTTGGGCCAGACGTGTCGTTATTCGCAGTAATCTTTGCGCCAAGTCCATTAGTCACAGCTCTATTTACATATAAGAATTTGTTAGTACTGTCCCATATAAAACCAGCGTCTCCTCCAAAAGCGCCAGAGTTATTAAATTGGACTTGCGTATTAGATCCTCCTGGGCTTCCTCCAGTATTTGTATCTAAATCAGAAGCTGTCCCATTTTGACACTTCTTTAATTTATTTTCGCTAGTGTCTGCAAAGATATTAAAATTGCCGGCTGCGCAAGTCGGATTTGTGTCAGACTCATTAAATTCGACACCTAAATTACCAGTAACAAGCCCTCCAGAGAGCGTAGCTACATCTGTAGTCTTATTATATGTAAACCCTGCATCTGCTCCAAAAGTAGAGCTATCATTAAAAACTAACTGCGTGTTAGAGCCAGGTACAGTTGCACCGGCTCCAATACAATCAACAGTCACCCCATTTTCGCGGCACCGAAATTTATTTAGCGTGGTATCATACCACACATCCCCACTATTAGGAGCAGACGGCGCACTAGCAACGCTCCCTACAGGCATTCCCGTAGTAGCTCCAGCAAGAAAAGGAATAACCGCCGAATCTACATGCGCCCCATTTCCATCGTCAACTAAACCTACTCCATAAACAGGGAGCCATGACAAACCATAAGGGGCACGTTTATCTACAGCTGCTCCCATAGTTCCCGTTGTCATTTGAGTTTCGCCGATTGGAATATCTCCAGGCAAATAAGAATTTCCGCTAGTACAAGTCACATTTGTACACGCAAAATCACCCAGAGTAAGCGTAGTTTCCAACCTAGCAACTAACACGCCTACTCCCGCAGAGCAGGCTTTTGCATATCGAATTAATCCAGAGCCGCTGCCAGTAGATTTTGTCACGTTGCCTGAAACTACAGCAGTGCTATTAATAAATCCCGAACTATTCAGGCAGCCGTGTTGCCCAGCCGCAATTGTAGCTGTAGGACTTGCAGCAGTAACTAAAAAAGATCCGTCTGTTCCGCCACCCCCAGTAAAAGTACAGTCAGTTCTTCCAGAGCCGGAGTTATTTACGCAAGTTACTCCAGTTCCAATCATATTAAGAACTGTCTGCGCAGCTAAAGACGACCCTTCTTCTTGGATAGTCGCATATCCACTCCCACCTCCCCCACCACCAGCAATAATATCTGCTAGCCCGTACTGCCCTTTGTACCCACCAACAATGTATTTAATTTTTCCAGATCCAGTTGCAGAAACAACATAGACTCTAAAATAAGGAGCATAGAGCCTTACATTGCCTTTTCCAACAGGAACGTCTGTCAAAGAAAGAGTAGTTGCAGTCCAAGTTTGCTGGTCAATTGAGTATTCTAGCCTCACCGTTAAGGCAGTAAAACCCTCAATCCAGTAAACGAAATTCCACAACTGGCATCCGCGATTTCGATTGTCAATAATCGGACCCGCCGTTGCAGAAGTCGAAATTTCGTACGATTGCTGGCACTCTTGCGCAAACGCGCTAATTACCAAGAAACAAAACACAGCTAACAGTTTTCGAATCATGTGTAAAACTCCTTATACATCGCTTCCTCATAAGAAGGAAGGCGAGTTCCATTTTTTGCAGTGACCACCGTATTAAAAGGCTGGTCTATCTCAGGATGGTCGATAATCTCGTAAAAACCGCATGTTGTTAAAAGCGACTTAAACGCCGTTGTTTCCATCGCAGTAACGTGGTGATCCCAAGGGGTGAGCTGGCGGCCATATATCGTAGCCTCCCAAAAGTCTCGCTTTCCCTGATGGTTTGTGATGTAATTTTGTGCGCACTTAATAAATTCCGGGTAAGTAATCACTAGTCGCCCGTCTTTTACCAAAATGCGGTTAAACTCAAGAAGAATTGCTTCGTGAAAGCGGGCTTGAATATGTTCGATTGTGTGTGAAAGAACAATCAAGCCCGCCGTCGCGTCTTCAAAAGGATACGGAAATTTGAGAAGGTCTACAACCGTATCAGGGTGTAAGTTTTCATCCGCATCGCAGTTTAAGAATCCTGGAATTTTTGAAGAGCCACATCCAAAGTTAATTTTCAGCGGCATCAGATTTCTCCTCAAGCACTCCCAATTGCTGAAAATAGTCAATCGCTCTATCACGCTCATTCCTCTTAGCGGCCAACTCTGGATAAAGAGTTTCTTCAAATAAGCGGTACTGCTCAACATTTGAAGGCATAATGAACGCGGGAGAAAGCTCATGGGCCGTGTGGATAGTCACGTCAGCAACAATTTTTGTTTCCGGAAACTGCTTTTTTGCACGCTGACAAAAATAGACGTCCTCGGTAAATGAGGCTCCAGTTATAAAAAAGGGTGGAACCATCTTTTTCAAAAGCTCCACCCGAATCAAACATAGAGAGAATCCAACAGCGTCACACACCAGCAGCCCGGAAGAATCTGCTTTCACTGCGTAATCATCTACGTAGTGATTTTCCTTATTCGAAAAGTCAAAGATCATTGGATGAAAAGGGTACGATCTGATATGCGTCACACCAGAAACGACATCGTTCCCTTGTTCAGCCAGCGCAACTAATCGTTGGATCGCATCGAACGGAACTAAAACATCATCATCAATGAAAACGAGATAGTCACACTCAGCTTCCATCGCCGCGGCCGCCGCGAAATTTCGCATGCGATCAATTGACATCCTTCGTGGATTACAAAGAATAAAGTCATAATCCATCATACTACGCCCAAGGCGATAAAAAAGTTGGATGTGATTTCCATATTCAGGTTGTCCAACTTGAGTCAGATTGTTGATTCCAACTAAAATGCGTTTTTTCATAGACTCCTTAATTTAGGACAGAATTTTATGGGAGGGCACCCGTCGCAAGCGCCCTCCCCCTCAGAAATGCTTAAAGCATGCGTAGAATTGCTTTAACACTCTGAGTCATCAAAGTACGAGTATCGGAAGTCGCACTCGCACTCGAAGCATAAGACGCAAGAGACTCTGCCAAAAGAATTGGCACAATCCCTGCACCTGAAGTAGTTCCACCAGATGAAACACCATTTCCGAGAGTATTCGGAATAAGATAATGGTTAGTTTCCATCGAGGCACCAGAAGCCCATGGGTCTGTCGAAGCCGCACGCGAAGCGCGAACCAAAGTAACATTTCGGCAATAGCCAAACTGTTGAATCTGGAAATTCACGCCAGCGGCCGCATTTTCAATCGCAACACCATATTGATAGATGTTCGATTTTGCAGCCCCAGCCGTAGCAGGAAGAACAACGTCAAGGCCATCATTCGTTCCGCCAAGTTTCAAGATGACAAGATTGCCCGCGCGAATCTGTGAAGACGCTTCCCCGTTTCTTACAGTATTCGTGATGAACGCAGGCTTATTTCCAAGGGTTTGAAACCGCATTTCTTTCTTCTCCTTTTCTTATTCTTATTCTGGGAGGCTAGATTAGGAAGCAAGCGATCTCGGAATCTTACCGAAAACACCCTGCTTGCGACGGTTTTTAATCGTCACATTTCCCATCCAGGCGAGGTGACCAATGCGCGAATCGCCACGAAGCGGCTTTTTGAACGTCTTGCCGTTTTCATCCGGCAGCATCGTAAAGTTGCGTTCGGGCAAATAGCGGATACGGAAAAACTTCGTGTTAAGGAAGTACATCGTTCCGTAAGTGGCGGTAGAAATCAGCCCGCTATGAACATCAGGAATCTTTTCATCCATGACAACGCGAGCGTTTTTGAACTTCTTTGCTTCGAACGGGAATCCGTTTCCGGCAGGGGCATCAGCCGGCATTTGGCGGTAGCGATTAAACCACGCATGGCAGTAAAGCTCATACGAAAGCTGATCGCACCAGATCAAATCGGGATATCCTCCTGTTCCAAGGCCGCAGGTATTGTAGAGATTATCCATTTCATACAAGAACCCGTCGAAAGTAGTGGCCGCCGAAGTTTTAGTTTGATTTCTCCACCAGGTAGAAGTAGATTGATCGATATTTCCGATAGCGAGTGCAGAACTTGGAGTGTAGTGAACGAGTTTTGCGATCGGGTCGATATTATACGAGCCATTCACAGACGAGACTTTTGGAGTTGCGAGAGCACCATCGCCGGAGCCTTGCAAAAGCCACTTCGCCCAGGATTCTTCAAAACCCATTTCACTTTGCATGATCTTCGTTTTCACGAGGTCTGCAAGTTTATTCCGGTTCTGAATCAGTTCCTTCATCGAATACTGAATCGGCACAGCAGATTGGCGCCATTCAAATTGTGCTTGCGTGATGCCATCGATAAGCTGATCGCCGAGTTCATCATATCCTTCATACGAATCACCTTCGGCGAGAGCGTACATCAAATTTTCCGTGATGTAAGTACCCCCATCGCAGGGTTCGTAGAAATCGCTATTCTTAATCAAATTGAATAGCGCATTCGAAGTTCCGACGTTATCCGCAATTCCCTTACCGTAATTGGCAAGAGAGAGGGAAAAAAGTGCATCGAAATTAGTAATCAGCTGAGACGTATCTACGCCTGACTGACCAAAAGTAAGACTCATAGTTTATCCTTTTGAGAGTTGTTCCATAGCAGTTTTAATTGCTTGGTTAAGGTCCATTGTCGTAGCGGTCTTAGTAACAGCGGTGTCACTTTTTCCGCCCTCAGCCGCGAGTCTTACGGCAGCATTGTCACGGTTAGATGAGATTCGTTCGCTAGCAGTTTTCAGTTTCAGGGTAACCCCTTTTTCTGCTGCTGCGATCTTTAGGAGTCTCTCAAAATAAACTCCAGGCGCTTGGTCAGGAGATGGAAGAATTTCATCCATCAGCTTGAGAACGTCGGCTTCTAATTTTTCAGCCTCGGCGTATTTGCCCATAACGTTATCAATGGCCGTTCGAATTTTAATAGCCTCCTGCTCTTGCGCGGCTCTTTCAGTTTGCTCACGAATGTCTTTTGTTGCGAGTTCGACGGCGGATTTAATCGCAGGCCCTAGTTTTTCAGCGAGAAATTCATACTCTTCGCCAAGCCCCTCTTTTACAACTTCTTCAATCGTTTTCGCAACTACCTCAGCTTGTTTTGGAGATTCAATGATACCCGCTTCTCTTGCCATCAGCCGAATTACATCAGCTGACTTAGCAGGATCTTTCAGAGTACGAAAGAGAGCTAGTGCCATCTCAGTTTCGCTGTCAGAAGAAGGAGTCTCTTTTTTCTCCTCTTCTTTCGTCTCTTCAACAACGACAGCGGATTCAACAGGCTTAACTTCTTTAGTTGTTTCTGCTGGCTTTTCAAGTTTTTCTTCGGCTGCTGTAATTGCAGTGTTCAAGTTGTCACTCATTTGGAATCTCCTAAACTAGCATTTTTTACCTTTTGGGGCTTTGCCGCTTTTGCTTTTCTTAGCGTAAGCGAGCATTTTTTCTTTCATCTTATCACGAAGTGTCATTTTATACTCCTAGTTGATTTTCCAATTGTGCATCTGTTTGCTCAACGGAATTCGGCTGTTCCTGCGCAAGTTGCGTTTTTCCAGCGTTGCTAGGATTATTTCCTCCATCCCCGCCGGCGCCTTGTGCGCCACTTCCAGTAGTCGCAGCTTGAGCAAGGAGGTTTAATTGCGCGGCTCTTTGCATTTCGCGGATTACTTTCTCATTGCGGTAACCCACACGATAGGCACATTCACGAATTAACATCGGAGACAAAGCGACTTGCGGATAAGTATTTATCAAAGCCAAAAACTCAAGGAACGCTTGTTTTTCTTCGCCTGCTGCAAGAGACGACGCATTAATTACGTCAAGAACAAGACTAAACTCATACCCATCAACTGTCTGTGAAACATAAACAGCTTGGTAGGCAGGAGTCATCTGAGCTTCTTCACCAATCTGATCCCCTAAATCAGACGTAAGCTGTACCCAAATAACACCAGAAAAATTCTCTTGCGCACAAATAAGTGCTTCACGTCCAATGAGGCAAATAAAATCTTTTACACCCTGCTGCTCATTAGACTCTCGAATTTGTGTACGAGATTCAATTAGCTTACTTTGCGTAGCCGTCTGACGATCAGCTTGGCCGCGCATCTCAGAAGAAGTCCCTGAGATAATATTAAAGTCCTCTTTAGAAAGGACTAGCGCGGTTTGAATAGCTGAGCCAAGTTGGGGATTTTCAATTGGCTGAATCGCATTCTCACGATTAACAATGACAATCTCGCCATCCGTGCCAGAAGTAAATTTCTCTAGTTCTGGATCATCAATTGAGCCTTTTACGGCTTGGTATTTACGCGTAAAACGCCGTCTGTATGAGCGCATCTGCTCACGAGATTCATTTATTTCGTCTTGTGAAGAAAGCCAGTGGAAAACAGGAGGGACAGGATAAAAACCCTCTAGAGGTTCATCCCAGCGGAGGATAGGAAACGGAAGGCGTTCAAAAGGAGTTTCAAAAATGATGTCGCCAGAAGGAAGGATTAATTTCCTCTGCTTACTTACGTTATCAAATATATGGTAAACTTGACTAATTTCTCCTTCTTTTAGCATCTGACGGACTTCGTCAGTTATAGTTGAAGAAGAGTTAATTCCCGAATAATCCGAGCTATACGCATCAGGATCAGCTGTCTTCGGGTACTTAATGTTTTTGCTTTTCCGAAGCTGCTCCGTGAAGTAAAACTCGTGATAACCGCACCAGTCACAATTTTCAAGATCTTCGCTATCAGACGAGCTAACTAGAAAACGAGACGCCTTAATCCTTTTAAAAAAGATACGCTCATTTTCTGGGAGTTCCTCATCTGCTTCAACTTTACCCCCGTGTGAAGAGTCAATTTCTTCATCGCGATTCGTAAAAAGGGGGCGTGTCTTTAAAGGATTACGCCAATCGGCCGCGTAACCAACTTCTAAGACACCAAAACGGAAAAAAGAGTCTAAAACTGCACGCTTAACGTTCGCTTTGAATTTAGCCGAAGTTCGTTTAACCAGCGTATTTAAAACGTCTTGCTTAATTTGCGCTCCTGTAAGCGCCATTTCCTGATTCCAGTTTGCATTTCCCGGTTCAGGAGAAAGTAAAAACTTCGGCTCTTTAAAGAGGAGATTTGCAAGCTTGATCTCAATTGAAGAGTAGACCAGATTCAACGTATAAGGCGAAAATCCACTTGGGGCAGTTCCACTATAGCCAGGTTTCCCTTTCCATTGAAAGCCCTTATAGTACTCATAGAGCTTATCACAATGAAAAGTGGACTCCCACTCTTTTTTGTACTTCGTCGCGTTTTTTATGCGAGTCGCCCAAGCGCTGCTCATCTATTTGGTCCTAGTCTTGTTCGATTTAAAAGCGAGTTGTAATACGCAAACGTATTCTTTCCAGGGGCACGTTTTGCTTTCCTTGGTTCGGCACCGTGCATTGCAATAAAATAACGTGTTGGATCATAAGCATGGTCTGGAATGCTCATATCTCGCGCATCTGAATAAACAGACCGCCCATTTTCACTTCCAATCAATTCACGCCGCTGGCTAGAAAGTTGCAAAATCGCATTATGGCAACCATATGGGTAATCTCTTGTGCGCTTTAAGAAATAAATCCCCGGCGCAGGAGATTGACCAGTAAGGGGATGCCTAAATCTTGAAGTTGGTTTAAGAAGCTCGTTAATACGATTTCTAGTAGCCATCTCATTATTGTCAGCCGGCATCCATACAATTGGAGGTGCGGCAAGATCACTTGTCAAATATTCATCCGCTACCGTCCAAAAGCGGCCTTCTTTTTGTCCCTCTTTGCGAAAGATTGAAGGATCAGCGTAGTCACCTGAGTAAATCTCAAAATCCCCGTTTGATCCTGGAATAATTTGATTACTCAGCGCATGAATACTCTCGCGGTGGTACGAAATTAACTGATTCGGTGTATAATACTCTCGATAGAAAATATAAACACCTTTATAGGCCGCCACCCATAAACAGCAAGTAGGAGAAGTGTCTCCATGATCCATCGCACGAAACAGAGCGCCTTTTCTAAGCACCTCTGAAAGAAATTCATTAAATCCAGGAGTTTTGTCAGGGTCGATGATCGACATCGAATTAACAAAATGAATCTGCGCTGGACTCGCTCCCCACTTACCTCTAAAGTATTTGTTTACCCACTCCTCGTCACGATTAAGCATTTCCTTGATCGTGTTAGGATCATTCATTGAGGGGTCAGTTTCAGCCTCAATAAAGAAATAATCTGGGTTTCTTTCCAGCGACTCTGGATGAAAGCGCCTATATACCCAATGAAACACATCATCAGGATTAACCAGAATATCAAAGAAATTATGGACTCGCGGCTTCCCAGTTTTCTCATTGCGTGGCCAGTCTTTTCCAGTTGCTTCTTTATGCGCACGAAGTAAATGTTCAGGAACTTCTGCCTGATCCCAGCGGCCAATACGCGAATCTAAGACTAAGAAAATCGCCTCTTTCGATTCCTCAGCCTGATCAATAAGAGCAGAATTAATCTCTAAGCCGCGCAGACTTTTCTCATCGAACTCGTCTAGGTGTTTCCAAAGAACAGTTGACCCGTTTTTTAGAGTCGTTACGCCGCCTTGCACGTCATGCGAATAAATGAAGCTTTCAGGGCAAATCTTAAAGAATGTTTTCATTGTCGTCTCACGGAGGTCTTTAAACACTTCGCGTGCGATCAATGAACGGTACTTAGGAAAAGTCGCTAAGTAGGTAAACTGGCGTAAGCAACCTACGAAACTTTTCCCGTTTCCGAAGCCGCCCGAAAGACAGTTGTTTCTCGCGCGGCTCCAGAAACCTTGCTCCTGAAATTCACTCCAAAAGTTAATTGGAATGTTCACAAGAAGCTATCCATTTTCATTTAGAAATCCGCCTAAAGGCGTAAAGGCGTTTTCCTTGAGAAAGCTTGAGGTGGACGCCAAGTAAGCTTCATATTTTTTGGCTGCTTCTCTGTAAAAAGCTTCTTGTTGAACTTCCGGCCCCTGTTCATTGGAAGCATTTGTAACCGCAACTCGTTTTGTTTCTTCACCTGTCAAAGTAGGATCAGGAATTGAATCAGGCGACTGGAGCACTTTAATAATCGCCATGACTTTGTCTTCATAAGTAAATGAAGCGTTGTTGCAAATTCCGATGATTACCTTGATTTTGTCTTCCTTGACGACTTTCGGCAACCCTTGAATAAATTTCTGATACGGAATCCCAACAACTTCCGTTTTTCCAGAAACGTATGGAGGAAGAAGGATAACGGCTTCATTCGCTACATTGAGTTTTAGCGGATAACCGTAATAAACACTATTTTCTCCGCTATTCCCAAAATTCGCTTCTAGCGCGTCTTTACGAGGGACATAAATTTCATACGCCCAAGGGACCCCTTTTGTAAAGACAAATCGGCTTTCAACCATCGCCTGATAAGCTTGCCACGCGTCATTTTCACGGTAGAAGTGTTTTACGCGCTCGTCGTCAATTGCGAGCAACCCTGGACCAAGCGTCCAATATTTCACAAAAGGGTCTTGGTTTTCCTCGCCTACAAAAATTGAATACGAGTTTATATTCGTGTGTGTAGGATCCGACCAGGGCTTGTAAGGCTTATTATAATCCTTTTTCTGCCCTACACCTGTCTTGCCAATGGCATCGGCCTCATCTTTGTAAAGCACCCACGCGGGATGCGTCAATTTGGCTCTTGGAATGAGATATTTCTCGTCAAACATTTTAGTTGTTCCTTAACTGTCGAATTTCTTCCTTCAGCTCTTTCATCTGCTGAAGAAGCATGTCAAGTTTTTCTGTTACTCTCGCATCTTTTTCAGCCTGTACATCTTGGCGAACAAATGTCTTGAACGCAGTTTGGAGTAGCGTCGAGTTCGCTTCAGTTCTTTGATAGAAAATCCCAGCAAAGAAAATAATTGAAACTATTGACGCCACATGAAATTTTAAGTCCAAAATGCGTGAAAGCATGCTTACTCCTTCTTCAGAGGGCTTTGAAGCAGAAGCGACCCCGTGCCGGTTCCCGCGCCTGTTAGAAAGAGCCATAAAATTTCTTGAAGCGGCGCGCCTTTGTGCGAATTTACTCCAACGTTAACTGCGCCAGTGATTAGGAAAATCACTAATAGCCGCAGTAAATCTCCTTGGCTAAGATTTTTTAGCACGTAATTCCTCCCTCAAGGCAAGAATTTCGGCATAAATCTTTTCAAGCGTCACAGGCGTTTCTGCTTTCAACTTGAAAGTCGGAGTTACTCCGAGCGAATTAAACCACTCATATCCTTCAGGAGGATCAGTCATCACAGGGCACAAAATTTCTGGCAGCGTCTTGATTTCAGGAAACTCGCCAGTGAAACTTTTTGGCGCGATGTTAAGCAGACCGACAAAGTCTTGAGACACCGCAATGGTTTTGAATTGAGGCGCTTTCCCATCCAGTGACCACAGATAGGAATTTCCATTCATCTTGAACGTTTTGTAGTATCTCGCCCCTACTTCAACTTCGGTTGGAGAGAAAGGGACAAGATCAACCCAACACTTCACCGGAAGAGTCGGATCAAAAGGAGTGATCAGCGCATTTCGAAATTGAGGAGGAACATCTTCCCGCTTTTGGAAAATTTCGAACTTGTATGGCGAAAGATTTTCGAGTTGCATCATTTTAGTGTCTTTCTTCAAACGAGTGTCCAGGATCGGCCGCCTTGATTTTTTCCTGGTGGTCAAGGTCCACAATAAAAGGCGAAGTGTAGATGTACACGTATTGCATCGTTTCGCAATGCGCTCTCGCACGCTTAGCGGCTTCTTTTAGATCTCCGCTAAAATTAAAATTCTTCTGCGTTGGAGGGCGGTTTCCCATGCGGTAATGCAAACAGTAAACGCGTTCCATCTGAACGTCTTTTTCTTCTTTAGGCTGCTGAGCCATTTGCGCCATCTTGGGTAATCTCCCTTGGGGTTAAAAAAGTTAGAAGGCTTTGAGACTGTGTTTTTTCGGTCCCATTGATCACAATTGAGATCGCCGGCATCTCCGCCTTATTTTTGTCTTTCAAGGCGCCATGCAATTCAAAAGCGATCTTCGCAGCAGAAAGGCGCGTTTCATCTTTATCTAGCGCCCCTGCTAAAGCTCGCGCGGCGTCTTCAATTGAAGCCCCAGCTACATCTAAAACGCGCCGGACTTTCTTTTGAATATCCTCGTCTTTATCCGACGGAGCAATCTCTTTATTCGCCAACCCCGCTAATTGCAAGGCTTCCGCAATCGAGTTGTCCGATTCGTTCATTCCGTTCTGGAGGGGTTTCAGGATCATTTTCCGGTTCCAAGAATTTTTGTAAAGGTGAAGTTTGCACTCGTTTTAAAACATCAATTTCAGGTTCAAGCATGTTTAGATACACTCCTGCCAGCCATAGACAGACTACCACACCCCGCAACCCTTGTCAAGAACTCTATCTCGCCCCGTTTCAACCACTTAACCCCTCACCCCCTCCCCCGCGCGGCCCACCCTCCCGAAAAGCGCCTTTTTCAGAAGTTTAATTTTTTCTCAAAGTTAGTTTTTAGTGCCGGAAAATTTTTTCGTTTTCGAAACTTTTTTCTATACGCTTGGGGCACCCCACCGGGATGGGTAGATAGGTAGATGGGGGAGGTTGTATTAAAAATAAAGTTTTCTAACCGGTCTTTGGGGGAGTCCCACCGTTAATCGATAATTAAACAATCGATGAAACTAACGATCGATAAACGTTAATCAATAAAGAGTTGTTGCAAACAAAGGACTTCGCTGCGCGCGTCACATCATCGAGGCGATTAGACTAAAACCACGCCTGATTAAACTAAAAAGCGAAACAAAAGCGAAAGGGGAGAATATGAAATATGGAAAATGGAATATGGGAAAATGGAGAATCGGAGAATCCCTCGAAGCGCTCATTGCAAACAAAGGGGTTAACTAATCTTTAGTTTGGAACTAAACGTGCTCTAAGACTTGCCTATGACTAACTCTCCGGTATACGCTGAAACCACAGTGCGTGAACATCGCATCGCAATTGTAGACAATCGCCTAGAAACAGGTGAATGGTGGTTAATGGTGCTCGAGCATGAAGTTCTCCGCCATATCATCGCAGCGTTCGAACTCAAAACAATCCACCGCTACTATCGTTCCGAGATTCGCCTAGCCTTGCGCCATAGGAGTTAACGCATGCCCCACATTAAAAAGCCCTTCGAAAAAGACGGAGCAGTCTGTTACAAATGCGGTCGTGTCATCGAACGTGGCACGTACAACTGGAGCTATAACACTCATCTTCGAGGCGCGTTCTCTCACGCCGATTGCTCCATGCGGATCGAGGTTAAAACTAATCCTCCGGTGGAAGTTAAACCCCCCGCTCCGCGCATCGAAGAGATTAATCTCCCTATATCTCCGATAATCGATATTACGGAGAAAATTCATCTCGGAGGAAAACATAAGGCAACTGCGTGGATTCGTACCATCCTACGCAATCGCAAGTATCCGTTTCTCTACGGATCACCGGGGGCAGGAAAAACCCATCTAGTTCTATCACTGGCTCAAGATATGGGGTTGCGCTCTTTGCTAGTCACCTGTGCTCAAGATATGCTCAAGAGCGAATTGTTGGGTACAAAGTCGCCGCTTAGTGGTGCATACAGCGCATCGAAGTTCAGAGACGTATGGCAACATGGTGGGGTTGTCCTATTCGATGAGTGTGGACTAGCCCCCGGATCTTTCCTCAACCTGCTTAACTCCGCGATGGAGCAAAAAATCATCGACTTTCCGGACGGCGAACAGATTCCGATGCATCCTAACTTCTTTATGGTCTTTGCCGATAACTCTACTCTCTACGGCAATGATCCGCTCTTCCCAGAACGTGGTGATGCGGGCGGAGCATTCCGAGATAGGTTAACGTATGTGAAGTTCGACTATGACGAGACTATCGAGATTGCGGTGCTCTCTTCGAGATTCGGAAATATCAATCAGGCGCTAGACTGGCACAAAAAAGTACTCTGTCTCCGCCGTGAATTAAAAAAGCTAGCTGTACCGATCTTCGCCTCCCCTCGATTCGCCTATGCGTCCGCAATATGGATTAGAGAGGGAGTCTCAATGGACCTTATCATTGAAGCCGAATTGCTTAGGGGGGTTTCTGAAGACATTGCGGCCATGGCGCGCCCCGTCATTTCCCAGTGCTTAGGAGTAACATTCTAATGAATACTCACGACGCGATTCTAAGAGCACATGCACCATTCCGACGATACGCAAGTCTAACGGAAGCAGGGATAAACGTAAACGATCTGCACGTGATAGGGCGTGATCAAATTAACCAGATGACCAAAGAGTACCGGGAAAAGTTCACTCGACTACTCACCTCGAAGTTTACTAAGACTGCATGGAAGCGTTCGGAGGCTGGCTCTATCGTAAATGTCGATGAAGCCCTAGCAGGTGAAAGTGAATGTTTCCGCCGCCGCCTCCCTCACAAGTCACCTGTCCGAATTGGAATCAACCTCTCAGCGCAAGGGGATACAGAAAATGAAATGTACGCTCTTAGAGGCGCAGCAGTCCTAGCTTTGATCGACCTATGTAAATCACGAGGGCAAAGTGTAATTGTAGAGATCGCTTATGGCAATGGGGTGACGTGTGAGCGCTCCTATCATTGCCACGTTAGAATTGCGCTTCCCATGCCAACCATCGAGACTCTCACACGTGTAAGTTGCTCCGCCGCAACCATGGAGCAAGTAGGCACAAAATGTGTGAAACCACTAAATCCAGCGCAGCGCTGGCATGGGATCTATCGCTTCGCCGAATTTCCATGGAAGCAGGAGTATGATTTCGTTCTAGACCGCATCGAAACTAGCGACATTGCGACAGAGACTAAACGGATCATGGACGCGTTAGAACGGTTTAAGTTAGTTTAACCCTAGTGCTTCGCACTAAAGAGAGGAACACACCTATGCTTAAAGCAACATCTTTCGATACTCACGGAAACATTACCGTTACGTGGAACTTGTTTAACGATGAGAAATTAACTAGTCCCGATGGATCGATGCACTTGTTACCGTGTAGCGATTGTCAATTATTGATATGGGTACCGATGAACGTGGTGGCCCTAACCTGCGATGCATGCCGAGATACAGATTAGTTTAATTTTAGAACTTCGAACTAACCCGCCGCACCAAAAGTTAAACCCCCGAGAGGGAATCCGCTCATTAACGGAAACACCTTCGGGGGTTTTATTTTGGGGTGCGCTATTGCGCATGGACCCAAAAACTAAAAGCTACTCGCCGGATTCGTCGGCGGAGTCCT